ACGCTAGACTATCAGAAAAAGCTGACAACTTACAAATAGCAGAAGAACAATTATTTAAACTATATGCTATGTTCCAAAATGCTAATTTTGATGGAGAGATTAATTACCCAGATTCATTTAACATTAGAGATTACGCAAGTGATCTTATGTACTTCCAACAAGCTAAAGCACTTGATATTGGTTCTCCAACATTTGCAAAAGAAGTTGACAAAGAAATTGCTAGAGCAGTAGTAGATGATGATAATAAACTAAACGAAATCTTTGACGAGATAGATGCACAAGCAGAAGTAGGTCAATTCACTCAAGACGAACCAGCACAAGAAGATCAAGAAGTAGAACAAGAGCAGATATAAAAAAGGCGACCATTTCTGATCGCCTAATTAATTATTTTATTATACAGCTACCCACAAAGTTTTTATTAATGGCAGTTCTTTTTTTGTTTCATCACAATAAACACGACCATTTAAATGTTGTTTCCAACCTTTTTTAGCTTTAGTAAGATCAAAAATATTAACAGGAAATTCATGTTTCTTTTTAAATTGAAATAAATGTTTCCAATCTAATTTACACATTTTAGCACATTTGAAAGCTAACTCAATTTCCTCTGTGCCTTGATACCATGAACACCCACCACCAATAGTTATTATTCCTAATAGGGTTGACTCTATTTTTTCTTTACTCATTTTAACTCTCCTTTTTTTTATTTATTTATTTACACAGTATATCATGTTCACTTTTCCATTTTTTTAGTTTATAAACATTTTACTAACTAATAGACGATTGATGGTTTCGGGTGTTTCATAATAGATGCGACACTAAAACAGTTTTTGCGTTTTTGACGAATTTTTGATAAGAGCAATTAAATGGCAGATATAATCCAAAAAACAACTCTATACCGAATCAAGCAAATAGAACTTGCAGAGGCAGAATATTATAAATCACTAATCACAACATTAGATAGAATAGAACGAGAAGTAGTATCTCTTGCTAGTGGATTACCTTTAACAGATGGTAAGTTAATTGAACTACAATCAGCTATTGCTATTAGACCACAAATAAAAGCTATCTTGGAAAGAGAATATCTTAAATGGTCAGATACAGTTGTTAGAGAGGGTTTTAATAAACAAGCTAAACGAATAGAAAAAGCATTTAAAAGAATTGGTAATATACCAATAGAGTTTCAAGAACTTACTAAAGGCGATTTAGCATTAGTTAAAAATCTAAAGCAACAATACTTTACGCAGTTTAAAGATGTATCTAATACATTTACAAGACGATTATCAGAAAAGGTTTATCAAAATACATTAGTTGGTAGCGAGTTTGCAGTATTAGAAAAAGAACTAAGACAAACAATCAATGGTATTTATGCTAGTTCAGATGACCCTGAAATTCAAAGATTAGTTAATTATATAAACGAGAATAAGTTTGATGAGTCTAAACAAGCAGTAGTTGATAAGTCTATACAAACTCTACAATCTAAGTTTGCAAGAGATAGGGCTGGAGAAAACATGAAAAGATATGCTGGTCAAATACTTAACGATTCACTAAGGGATTTTGATGCAACATTAAACTTTAACAAATCACAAGATGCTGGTTTAACATTTGTTAAATATTATGGAGATGTAATACCTACCACTAGAGATCATTGCAGAAATATAATTAATGGAGTATATAACAAGAGGAAAAGTGGACTTTTCACAGTTGATGAAGTCAATGCACTTTGGACAAGTAGGAGTTGGAAAGGTAAAAAATCTGGAAACCCTTTAATAGTTCGAGGTGGTTATAATTGTCGGCATCAATGGTCTTATGTCAATCCTGATTGGTATGACAGTAAAGGCGAACTAATAATATAACTAGGAGAAAACAATGTCCGAAGAACAAACAAACGTTGCACCAGAAGTGGCAACTGAAACTAAAGAAGAAGTAAAAGTAGAAGAAACAAAACAAAATACTTTCACTCAAGAACAATTAGACAACATAATCAAATCAAGACTTGAAGCAGAAAAGAATAAGTATGAGAAAAAACTTCAAGAAGAAGAAAGCCAAAAAGCTGAACTTTTAAAAGAACAACAATTAAAAGAAGCTAAATCTAAAGCTGATATTGAAAAGATCATGCAAGAACGATTATCTGAAAAAGATTCAGAGTTACAAAAGGTAAAAGATCAAATCAAAAAAGAAAAAGTTGATAATTCTATTTTATCTATTGCTAACAAAGAAAAATCTATCAACGCACAGCAAGTAGTAGCTTTGTTAAAAAACGAAGTTAAGTACAATGATGATGGTAGAATAGAAGTAGTTGATAATAATTCTAATGTACGATATAACTCAAGTGGAGAACTTCTTACCATTGAAGATCGTGTTAAGGAGTTTTTAGATAGCAACCCACATTTCCGTCAAGGGTCATTGTCAGGTTCAGGAAGCCAGAGTGCTATTGGTGGTAAAACTGTTAAACCTTTTAATCTACAGGACTTAGACTTAACAAAACCAGAAGATCGTAAAGCCTATGCAGAATATAGGAAGAAACGAGATTCAGGTGCTGTTGAGATTAATTTAAACAATAAATAAACTTAATAGGTAATAACATGGCAAACGAAAGCACAAGTTCTACACTATCGGAACTATACACAGAGATAGTAGCAGAAGCACAATTCGTAGCTTCTGAAAAATCCATCATGAGAAACTTAGTTAAAAACTATGCTATCACGGGTGGTGGAAAAGCAGTTGAAGTTCCTGTTTATGCAAATGTATCAGCATCAGCAGTAGCAGAAGCAACTGATTTATCTAACACAGCAATCAACCCTAGTTCAGTAACTATTACTGCATCAGAGGTTGGTGTTATGACTACTCTAACTGACTTAGCAAGAAATTCAGCACCAAGAAATGTTGCTGGAGATATTGGTAAATTGTTTGGAGAAGCACTAGCAAGAAAACAAGACGCAGATTTAACTGCATTGTTTGATGGCTTTTCAAGTGTAATTGGAGATGGTTCAGCAGTTATTTCATCTGCTATAATCTTCCAAGCACTATCAACTTTAAGAGCAAATGCTCTTAACGTAGATGAGTGTGCAGTAGTGTTACACCCTAAAATCGCATATGACCTTAAAGCTGGTTTGACTAATACTTTTGCAAACGCAAATGCAAATGATTTATCAAACGAAGCACTAAGATCAGGCTTTGTTGGTAGATTAGCTGGTATGCCTGTATTTGAAACTTCAAATATAGCAAACACAGGAACTGCTGGAGATTACAAAGGTGGTGCGTTCCATAAAGACGCATTAGCTATAGCTATGATGGAAGATGTTAAAATCGAAACTCAAAGAGATGCTTCTCTTAGAGCAGACGAGATTGTGGCTACTTCAGTATATGGTGTTGGAGAAATCCATGATTCATATGGTGTTGAGTTCCATAGTGATTCATCAATCCAATAATAATTGGATACTTTGTGAGGGTGGGCAACTGCCCTCGCAACTAACTTAGGAGAATAAAATGGTTAAATTAGTATTATCAAATGAGAAGATGGTTACTTTAAAAAGAGGTAACAAAACAATTACTAGAAGTCAGTTAGACTACGAAACTAATAAATCTATGTATGATTTTAGAGGTTTTAAAGTTGCGTCAGATGATGTAAAAGAAAATATTAAAGAAGTAGATCAAACTTTTGAAAATGAAACAAAAGTAGTACCTCTTAAACCGAAGAAAAGAAAAGCAAGAAAGAAAAAAGATGAATCAATTAATTAAATTTAAATTAAAGAAATGGTCAAAATGGGTTTGGATTAAATCTAAAAATAATCCAATGTATTCAATCCCTTTAGCTATTTTAATAATTTATCTAATTTGGAAGTAAATTATGGCTAATTATACGGGTGCAGATGTTATTACTACATCAGATGTTTTAAAATACCAACCAGATGCTTTTGATTTTGGTATATCTACAACAGCTACAGAAACAACTAATTTTCTAGCACAAACTACTAACGATATTTTTAGAGCATTAAGAGTAGAATGGTGGCCTGTATATAAAACAAATATATTCACAGATATTACAGTTTTGAATACTGCTGAAATGGTTAATACAAAAGTTAATCTAGATCAGTTTGAACGGGCTGGTGTTTATTTATTTCTTGGAAGATTCTATTTACCAGCATTAACTAAATTTAGACCAGAAACAGAAAAAGATAGATTTGAAAGAATGCAAGAATATTACATGAGCCAATACAATATCGAATGGAGAATGATATTAGAAGATGGTGTAGAATATGATGTAGATGCAGATGGAACTATCGTATCTAACGAGAGAGAACCTTTACATGGATTTAGAAGATTGACTAGATAATGGCTGTAACATTAAAGATTACATCTAATCAAAAACAAGTATCTCAAAAATTTAAAAAATTCCAATCAGTATTATCAAGAGTTATTGATAAAGGTGTTAAACAAGCTGGATTCCAATTAGTAGATATAATTAGAACTAAAACACAAAAAGGTATAGATTTTAATGATAGGCCTTTTGCACCTTATAGTTCTGGTTACTTAAAAAAATTAAATAGAGAGGGTAAATCAACAAATGTAGATTTATTTTATTCTGGTCGAATGTTAGGTAGTTTAACTCCATCAGGTTCAGTAAAAAAAACAGGAAAGCATAAAGTTTCAGTAAATTTTACAAATTCACAGATGAGGCAAAGAGCAGTATTTAATCAGGTATTAGGAAAAAATAAAAGAGAATTTTTTGGCTTTAACAATAGAACAGAAAAGATTATAAGTAAGCAATTCAACAGATTTGTAGAAAAAGAATTAAGAAAGTTTAGAATATGAGTGTAAGAGAAAACATAGCATCTAATTTATTGTCAGTTATATCTGCTATATCTAGCCCAGATATTATAAAAGCAACTAGACAACCTTTTTTATTAGACGAATTATCAGATAAACAATATCCAGCAGTAATAGTGCAAACATCAGAAGAAAACAGAGATGACTCTGAATTAGGAAGTGGTGCTAAAACTAGGCATGGTACGATTGATTTTGTTATACTAGGATTTGTTAAAGGTGCAGAGGCCAATATAGACACTAAAAGAAATGAATTAATTACAGCTATTGAAACTGCATTAGAAACTGATATTACAAGAAATAGTAACGCACTTGATACGGAAGTTATACAAGTAGAAACTGACGAGGGTTCTTTATTTCCTGTTGGTGGAATAAGAATGACTATTAGGTGTATGTACGAATATCAAGCTGGAACACCATAGGAGATAATATGACAACTAAAATTATAAATAGAATAGAAAAGAAAATAGACCAAATAGAAAAATTACACGATAAAGAGTCTATGTTATGTGAAGAAGTAAAAGACTTATTAGCTGAATTAAAAGAAAACCAAGAAGATGAAAGTCAAGAGTGGGAAGAAGATTTAGATGATGAAGATTTTGAAGAAGATGAAGAAGATATTGACGAAGAAGATGAAAGATAATAAAAGGACTTATGGCTAAAGACATTAAATTATATAAAGGTAATTCAGAGATAGTTATTAATGAATCTAATCTTGAACATTTTATAAGTTTAGGCTATAAGCAAGAAAAAGAAACTAAACAAACTAAATCAAACAAGGACAAAAAATGGCAACACATCACGGAAAAGAAGGCGTAGTTACTGCTGGTGGAACTGCTGTTGGGGAACTAACATCATTCACACTTGAAACTACAGGAGATGTTGTAGAAGATACAGCTTTAACAG